ATTCAAATTGAAGAAATAGATTCAGCTTCACAACAATTCAGAAAGGAGAAAGCAAATGAACAGAACCAGAAATAAAAACGGCACATTCAAATCATTACATGGCGGCGATCAAGAACGAGTGCTCAAATGTATGTATGCAATCTTTCAAGAGAAAGGAAAAAAACTAGGCTCAACGTCAAAAGAAATTCATGCAATGTATGAAAAATGGTTTGGCAAAAAACCAAAATCAACTATCAGTTCTATTCTTAATGTTCTCGAGTATGAAAAAAAACTTATAGTGTCGAGAGAATACTATTCTCAAACTCATATTTACGCATCAGGTTCACATAAAAACTGTCCTGAAAAAATTAGAGAATACCATTGGAACTGGAGTGGCGAAAAAGTAATCAATCAAAAATTAATTGAAGCAAAGGAGAGAATGAATGCTCATAAAAAGTTACAAGAAACAACTGCTAGAACTAGCATTTGATAATCATACACTTATGAAAAAAGCATATAGATTAGCTGGCATACCTTACAGTTCTTATCATAGAAACTTTAAAACAAATCCAGAAGTTGAAATTACTTTGTCAAATGCAAACAAAATAGCTATGAAAATCAGTGAGTTATCTACAGAACTAGCATTAGCTAAAATAAGAAAAAGTGGTATGTGATGGCAAGCAAAAGTAAAAATAAAGGAAGCTATCACGAAAGATGGTTTCTAAAATTATTTCAATCTCTTGGATTAAGAATCAAGAAACAACCATTATCTGGATCTTTGGGAGGAGAATACAAAGGAGATCTGCTTTGGAATGTAGATCTATACAAAGACAAAAATCTTTTTGTTGAAGTAAAGTATAGAGATAAAGCAAACTTCCCAAACGTATTCAATCTTCTCGAAGATCGAGATGTTGCATTGTGTAAAAGAAAGATTGGAGATCCACGATATTGTGTTATAATCAGCGACAAGGTATTTGAACAAACAATAATACCATTAATAAACAAAGCTCAAGATTATGATGTACTCATAAACACGAGCATATTGAAAGGAGAAAGCAATGATTGAGAAATCAGATAACATACATTTTTTTGGCACAAAAAGACAGCCAGAAATAACATCAAATCCAACCATTCCGGAATTAACGCAAGATGAAATAAACGCCGCTAAAGTTATTTTGCTAAGTTCAACTCCAGAAGAAATCAATAAAATTATGATGAATACACCAAATGTTATTGATGGGTGTAGCTATGAAAATCATATTCTTAAAATTGACAATCTGGAATCTGCAACAAAACTTTATCGAGAGATGCTTAAGTTTCATATCAAACTTGATACGATAAAATATGAAGCAAATCTTAAAAGATGGTGGTGTTGTTTCAACAATCCTCGAGATCATACCAAAAACGAAATGGATATTAGATTGGAACAGATCATTGAGGAGTTAGCAGATATGCCGTTAGATATTGCAAGAGCAATAACTATTGAGAGTAAGAAAACATGGTTATATAAACCTACACTATTTCAAATAAACGATATGTTCAAAAACGAATTAGTGTATAGAAATCATTTATTAAATGGTACGAAGAAGTTCTTAACCAAATATATTGAAGAGGAGAAAGCAAATGTTTCTTGATGATGATAGATGTAAAGTAATGGGTGGATCTGATGCTGTTAAGATCATGCAAGGTAAATGGAATCAACTGTATCGAGAGAAGAAAAAATTAGTAGAGGTCGAGGATCTCTCTAATGTATTTAGAGTTCAGTTAGGTGTATTTACACAAAGATTTAATCTGAAATGGTTCATACAACAGAATCCACAATTTAAGATTGAAGCTGAAGAAAAAGCTTTTGCAATGCCTGGAGCTGAAAACATGATTAAGATTATTTATCGAGGTCATGTTGATGCAATCATTAAGAATACACAGACCAATGAGAAATATGTATTCGAAGCAAAGCACACAAGAGGATTCCAAAATCAAGATAAACTGATTCAATACTATATGCCACAGATTCAATTCTACTTAGCATTATGTAGTCATGAAACTGATAAGCTTATCTTTTCTGCAATACATGGTAATGACATTCAGATATCAACTATCGAATATAATCATTCTTATGTGATGTTATTGCTCGATAAAATGCAAGATTTTTGGGAACATATTGAAAAAGGTATTGAACCAAAAGACTATGATTCATTTGATACAAATCAGGACTCAATCAAGATAGATCAAAAAATAAAAAGAGATCTATGTTCGAACAATCATTTTAAAATGTTATCTGATAAATATATCGAAACCAAATCAAATCATGATACGCATCTCGAAGTTAAAAAAGAATTACTAAATACTTTAAATGAAGATGATGCAGAAATTTATAATGATGATATACTTATTAAACAATCAAATAAAAGACGTACCATTACAATAAAGGAGAAAGCAAATGGCACAAGCTAAAGAAAATATTTATTATGCACTCAACAAAGTAAAATCCTCAATCGGTAAGATTGAACAAAGAGGAGATAATCCACAATTCAGAAGAAGTGATGGAACAAAAACAAAATATATGAAGCTCGAAGATATATTGAATGAGATTGAACCACTACTCATAGAAAATAATGTAGTATGTTTTTCATGTTTTGATTATCAAGAAATGAACGGAACACTCATACCAATATTAATTATGGAGTTCAGACACTTGCCATCAGATACAATGATTGTAAGTAAAGCACCATGCGTTGATGATACTAAAAGAGGTTCTCAACAAATAGGATCTGGAGTTACATATATGCGTAGGTATATGATTCAATCTATTCTAAATCTAAGACCAGATCCAAAAACAGATGATGATGGGAATAGTAGTAGTGAACCAACATCACCTGAACAAGAAGCTTCACAATCTACTAAGGTTACTCACAATACACAAGACTGGATATAAGGAGATTGACAATGGATAAAGTAGTGTATCAAAACCAAAACAAAGGTAAGTTATTTAAAAACAATAGTGGTGGTTCAGTACAAACTGAACTTGCCGCCACTGGTAATATCTTTGATGCAAATCAAAACAAATACAAAGTTGCATTGATTAAAGAAGTTTATAACGGCGATCAAAACAATGCTAGACGTTATCTCTATCTAAGAGTTGGTGTAGCATTTCCAAATAAATCAGATAAAGAAAATGCACCAATCTATAGTGGTGGTTTTATCTTACCAAAAAACTGGAACGAACCTTACATAGATCCTGATGATAAAATGGAAATAGATTCTGCTCGAGCAAAGCGAAGAGCAGAGGGAGATGAATTAAGAATGGCATACTTTCTCAATGAAGATGGAGTAGGTTTGCAAGTAAATAATTTCACACAAGGTACATCTGCGGTTACAAATATTCAACAAAGAGATAATCCAGAACCTATTGACAATGAATTAAAAGACGACGATATTCCATTTTAGGGTATGCTTTCTCCAAAAAACTACCCTTCAACTTGGCTGGCAAGATCCGACATTTCCTTCAGTTCTTGTCAGCCATTTTTTTCAGGATAAAATTATGTTTACAGAAATGACACACACAGTAATACTTATGCTTACTATTGATCTTGAATCTGCAAGACAATGTGAAGAGCTATCGAGAAAAGTATATAATGAGAATAGATGCTTTGAAGCATACAATATTTATTCAACAGTTCCCCCTCGAAAACCAAATAACTTTGATACGATTATAGATCTTTATTTAGAAAAGAAGAATGTTTGGGAGAGATAGTTGATAGAGTTGATGGACTTGATAGGGTCTTTTCCCACAAGTAAAGCAACCATAAATCATCAGGTCCATCATAGTCATCGAAGTCAAAAGCAAGTTGTCTAGGTATGGAGTTGGAAGTGAGGTCCATCAATAAATGCTCTTCTGGATTCTTTTCGTCTTGTGTCGATATAGTCATTCATTAAATCCTCTGCACTATCTGGTGACATAGTTAGAATCTTATGCCATGCCGCTCCCCAAACAATATCAATGCCAACTTCTTTTGCCGCCTTACGCATAGCATCAGCTATGTTATCATAATCCACAATATCCCAAGATGGATTACTGCCATCATAAGCCATAAGATCAACAGCGTGTGCATATCCATCTTCCTGAATCAAATGTTTACTTTTCATAGTCTGCGATTTTCCAGATTCAAAAAGTTTCTTTTGAGTTTCTAAATCACGAACACCATAGATTACACCAAAATCTACATCAGTGTACTCAATCGCTTTCTTAACAGTTTCAACAAGTTTAGGATGTACTCCATCCAGTCTATCCAATGATCTTTGTGATAATTTAAAAGCCATATTTTTCCTCCTAAAGTTTCTAATATCCCAATCCCTATGTTTACGAATATTCTCACGGCGTTTATCCCAATTATTTCCCATTCTTTCGTAACCCAAAGAATTTGGTCACTGAACGTATGCCAAAGCTGGCGGCTACTATACAGCCTAAAGTTACTTGATACCACTCAGGCATCGTTTCTAAGGCTCTGAAGCCTTCTTCTACTATATTCCTACCCCAAGACCCACAAAAACAGAGAATAAGAGGAATACTAAATAAAATTACAAGATATTCATCTTTCCAGCTTGCCTGAGATCCTTTCATTGCTTCGAGATCCCAGTCAATATCTCCAGTTAACTGCTTCTTTTTTATCTCCAGGTTAAGTTTTTGTGATTCAGCTTTAGATTCAATCCAAGTAGATGCCATACCACCCACAAGTTGTAATGCTTTGAATATCATTTTCCTACACTCTTCATTGCTTTCTTGTGTGCATTTGTGAATGAAGTGCCCTTTACCATAGCTTTAGCCATAGAAATCATATGTTTCTTAGAATGATGCTTACTGTGTTTTTGCATTGTTTGTTTTTGTCGTTTTGTTAATTTATCATATAAAGCTTTCATTGATTAGATTCCTTTCCTAACCAGATAGCAAATGCTCCAGTCATAGCTCCAGTCACAACGGACACTAAGCCAGCCTGTTGAGTGT